ACATTTTTGCCAGACGGTGCAACAGTAACGCTAAAAAGCGTTAGCTATGAAAAAGATGATGCCGAGGGTGAAACTACACCTGTAGAAGCCGCGCGCAGAATTATTAAGCCAAGTGCATTAAACTCACAGAGAGTACGCACACCTATTGTAAATATGGCAACATACACAGAGCATAAAATTAAGGCTGCTCTAGGTAATGACCAGAGCAAGCTCTATGTAACAGCGGCAGATGATAGTTTTACTACTAACCCTGCATTTAAGCCAGAGCAGTATTTATCAGAGTTTGTAACTAACACCCGTTTTGTACGAAGCGCGGTAGAGGCTTGCAGCCGTGGCGTTTTGCCTGCTAGCGGTATGACCATAAACGTGCCCTCACTTGTAACGTCAGATGGCGGGGGCTCAGGTGTAGCACCTGTAGTAACCGTGGAAGCTGAGGCCGGAGCGGTACAAAATACAGGTATGGTAACTGAGTATTTAACTGCCAACGTATCTAAGTACAGCGGTATGAACACTATTAGCGTAGAGCTATTAGAGCGTTCAGACCCTAATTTCTTTGCAGAATTAACAGCGCAACTACAAAACGCGTATTTAACTGCAACAGATACGGCAGTAGTAGCAGCTCTAACAGCCGGTGGACAGCAAGCTAACCCACAAGCCGCAACAAGTGCTGGCATTATTGCTTACACAGCTGAACAAACCGCTGCCGCCTATAAAGGTACTGGCTATTTTGCGCAAAATTATCTAGCTAATGCCTCTCAATGGTCTTTGCTAATGGGTGCAACTGATAACACAGGCCGCCCAATTTATAACGCTATCCAGCCAATGAACGCAGGCGGCGACGTTAGACCAACCTCAATTAGAGGTAACGTCTTAGGTCTAGACCTATATGTAGATAAAAATATGGTATCTGGCGTTATTGATGAGTCAGCGTTTATTATCGTGCCAGAGGCAGTAACCGTTTATGAAAGCCCACAGGCTTATATGAGCGTAAACGTCGTATCAAATCTACAGGTACAAGTAGCTATCTATGGCTTTATGGCCACGCTAGTTAAAATGCCTGCAGGTATCCGTCGTTTTAACTTAACATAATAAATAACTAATAGTCTGGTAGGGCCTTAGCCCTTTGGCTCTACCAGACCTACAAAGAAAGGTACAAATATGCCGGCTACTTACGTTACAGCTGCTACGTTAAAAGCATCTTTAGGCGTTGGCACTTTGTACGACTCTTACACTTGGATAGAGGACACCTGCCAAACTGCCCAAGATTTAATTAACGGGTTTTTATGGTTTGACTCTGCACCGGTAGTGGGAACTGCATTAGTGAACAATGTAGCTACCGTGATGATAGCCAACCCCGGCCTGTTCACTACTGGTCAATCCGTTACTGTAGCCGGGGCTGGCGCTACTTTTAACGGCACTTATACGATTACTGGAACAGTACCATTTAGCGCGGGTACTACTAATTTATTGCCAGCGTTTAATTTTCAGCTTAACTATTACCAATACCCACAGGGTTACAGTTTTATACAATATGCAAAAACGGCAGCTGACCAAAACTTTAGGCGCGTAGTACCTAGCGGCACTATGACGGGTGATGATACAAAAACTGCTACCTACGCTAATACACCTGCTATAAACGCAGCTGCACTTATGCTAGCTGAGAATATCTGGACAAGCCGTTTTAGCACACAAAACGGCGGCGTAAGCGTAGACGGTTACAGCCCTAGCCCTTTTAAGATGAGTAATACTTTAATGGCATCTATACGCGGTTTGTTAGCGCCGTACTTATCGCCTAACGCTATGGTGGGATAATGCCAGCCGCGATTACTACACTACGCTCTACTATAGCCGCTGCTCTAGCTAATAACGCTGTTTGGAGTACTTTTAGTTTTCCACCTAGCACAATAGTAGCTAACAGCGTAGTAGTAGCCCCGGCTGACCCTTACCTTACGCCTAGCAATAATAAGCAAGCGACTATATCGCCTATGGCTAATTTCAAAATAATTATGACCGTGCCTATGTTTTCTAATGAAGGCAACCTACAAGGCATAGAAGATACGATAGTAGCCGTGTTTAATAAATTGGCTGCTAGCTCTATTGTATTTAACGTTACCGCTGTAACTGCACCTAGCGTTTTAACGTTACCTAGCGGCGACTTACTAACAAGTGATTTACAAATATCCGTACTAACGAGCTGGAGCTAAAATGGCACTAACAGACGAAGATAAAGCGTTTCTAATCAAGATAGGGCAAGAATTGCCTAAAGAGGTTAAAGAAACAAAGAAAAAAGAAACACCCGTAGAAACACCGACACAAGAAACAGAGGTATAACAAATGGCAATTTTCCTATCTAACGGCGTAGTAGTTACGCTTAATAGCGTGGACTTATCAGACCACGTTACTAGCGCAACTATTAACCGTAGCTTTGATGAGCTGGAAGTAACAGCTATGGGCGATACCGCGCATAAGTTTGTTAAAGGCTTGGAAGCTAGCACTATTACGCTTGATTTTCTAAATGATAATGCAGCAAGCGGTTCAGGTGCAGTACGCGCCGCGTTGCAAGCTGCGTGGGGTACTACTGTAGCGCTAACACTTAAGCAAACTAGCGCCGCTATATCTACAACGAACCCAGAATATCAAACTACAATTTTGGTGAACAATACAACAGATATTAACGGCGCTGTTGGGGATATTAGTAGCCAGAGCCTTACATTTACTTGTAACTCACCTATTGTAGTAGATACCACACCATAACTAAAACAAAGGGGCAACAATGGCAAAACTTAAAATAACAAGGGCAGACGGCAGCGTAACCGAGCATAAGATTACGCCCCGTATTGAGTACGCCTTTGAGCTGTATGCAAAGAAAGGTTTTCACAAAGCCTTTAGAGATGATGAAAAACAGAGTGACGTTTATTGGCTTGCTTGGGAGTGTTTACGCACAAGCGGGGAAGCCGTAAAAAGTTACGGGGCAGATTTTCTAGAAACCTTAGCTAAAGTTGAGGTACTAGATGATGACCCTTTGGAATAGTGGGGCGCGGTAGCTTTGGCTATCTAATCGCACAAATTGCGGTAGAGACAGGCATAGCGCCCCAGTATTTATTAGAATTAGATGAAGTGATGTTTAGTAATATATTAAAAGTTTTAACAGATAAAGCTAAGGCGGTGCAAGATGCCAACAGAGTTAAGAGGCGCTATTGAAGCGCGCAAAGCATTACGCAAGTTTACGCCAGAATTATCTAAAGAATTGCAAAAAGAAATGGTGGCTTTATTAAAACCTATAGTCACAGTTGCCCGCGGTTTTATACCTGCTACTGTTTTAAGCGGGTGGAGTAAGGCAGAGGCTAGCGATACTAAATATAGACAATTTCCGAGATTTGATGCAGCTGCCGCTAGGAGAGGCATAGGTTATAGGACAGCGCCTAGTAAAGTTAATAGAAACGGTTTTAGAGCTTTAGCGCGTATAGCTAACGTAAGCGCTGCCGGTGCTATTTATGAAACTTCCGGGCGGCTTAACCCACAAGGCAGACCACAAGGGCCTGTAGTAGACCGTTATATAAATGGCGTATACGACAAGACCACGGCAACCGGTAAACAATATTCTAAGAGCTTGAACCCTAACGCTGGTAAACAGTTTATAGATGCCCTAGATGCCACAGGTAAAATAGTAGATGCTAATAATCAAACAGGCGCGGGGCGTAGGTCTAGAAAGATGAGAGGCCGGGCTATCTATAGAGCGTGGGCTGAGGACGGCGGCAAGACTAACGCAGCTGTAATTAAAGCTATAGAAAAAACCAAAATTATATTTAATAATAATTTTAAGTCGGTGGCATAATGGCTGTAGACCCACAAGTAGTAGTAAATATAGCCTCTGAGTTTACAGGCAAAAAAGCGTTTACACAGGCAGAAACAGCAACTACTAAACTTAGTAAAACTACAAAAAACTTAGGCAAAACTTTAGCAAAAACTTTTAGTGTAGCTGCTGTTTTAGCGTTTGGTAGAGCAGTAGCTAGGGCGTTTAGTGATGCACAAAAAGAGGCTGCATTATTAGCCAATAGTTTAGACTCAATAAACCTAGCGTTTGCTGCACCGTTTATAGGACAATTTATAGACAAACTAGCTTTAGCTACAGGCAAGGCAGGCGGCGATTTAACTAATGCGTTTATAAAATTATCACAAGCTACAGGTGATGCAACTACAGCACAAAAATTATTACAGACAGCCTTAGACATAAGCGGAGCTACAGGCAAAGATTTACAAAGCGTAAGCGTAGCTTTAGGTAAAGCATTTCAAGGTGAAACTACAGCGTTAGCAAAATTAGGCATAGGTTATACAACAGCAGAATTACAAGGCGTAAAGTTTGATGAATTATTAAAATTACTAAATAGTAGGTTTGGCGGCGCAGCTGCTAAAGCTGCCGACACTTATGCAGGTAAGTTAGCAAGAATAGGACAAGCGGCAGATTTAGCTAAAGAAAAAATAGGTGAAGGTTTTGTAGATGGGCTTGAAGAGTCAGGCGTTAGCGTTGAAGAGTTTCAAGAAGCAATAATAAACTTGGGTACAAATATAGGCAGAGCTTTAGGTAAAATTACAGCGTTTGCAGGTAAAATAGGTGAAGAGTTTGATAAATTAAAAGATAATCCAGTAATTGCTTTAATGTTAAAAATCTCAGAAACTATAGGAGCATTGAAAGGCTTAAAAGCTCTTGGCGGTTTATTTGATTCTGGCCCAGCTGATGACCCTGCAAAAATACGCTCTGCTGCACGTCTTAGACGTCAAATCTATAGACAAGAGCAAGAAAATCTTAAAAAAAATCTAACATTAACAAAGGCATTAACTAAAGAAAAGAAAGACCAATTAGCCTTAGATAAAGCTGCCCTAGCACTTGGCAAGGGTGAAGATGTTTTTGATTTAGATAAGATACAAATACAAGCCGCTATATTAAGTAAACAAGATGAAATAAACAGGCTAGGTACAGCTGCTACAGACCAGCAAAAATTACAGCTAGCTAATGAGGCACAGCGCCTAACAGTAAAACGGTTAATGCTAGAGTTAGAAGATGCTATAGCAGATAAAGACGTAAAACGTGCTACTACCTTATCTGAGCAATTAAATAAAGAGCTAGCTATATTAGCTACTTTGCAAAATCAAACTTATAAATTAACAGATATAGATAAGATTTTAGATAGTTTTGTACCTAAAGATTTAATAAACCTAAAAAACCTAGATGATGCTATAGCTAAACTTATGGCTATTATGGGTATGCGTTTTGATTTTCTAAGCCCGATTATACCTAGTACAAGAAATGTTAATGATAGCATTTTAGATGAAGATATAGCTAGCCGTTATAAATCAGGTGACCCAAATGCTATTAGAGCTGTAGAGGCCCACGCAGACGCTCTTAGTGCCTTGGCTGAGTCAGAGTTAGCGTTAGCAAATGCGCTTTTTGCTGAAAGTGAGCGCGCATTAAATATAGCTACAGCAAGCCTTACAAGCGCGGGTTTGCCAGACTTTTTTAACCCGGCGGCTTTCCGTATGCGTGATGAACCTATACGCGTAGAAATCATAGATAAAACTAGCGGTCTTATTGAAGTAGTACAAAATGCAGTTATAGAAAATACCCGCTATGGCAATTCTTTAACCTATACTGGAAATGTAATAGCACAATGACGTTACCGACAATAAACGCGGTAATTAACTTTAGTACTGGCCCTAGCTTTGCCCAAGCTATGATTTTAGATGAAGGTATATTAGATACAAATATATTAAGCGATAGCGCGGCAGTAATTGTAGATGTATCTAATGTAGTAGATAGCATACAAACTAAAAGAGGCCGTAACGCACAGGCCGATAGATTTCAGACCGGCACACTTACATTACGCATAGTAGACCAAAACGGCGATTTTAACCCGCAAAATCCCGGCAGCCCTTATTTTGGCTTGCTTGACCCTATGCGTAAAGTAGCTATATCGGCTACTTATAACAGCGTTACTTACCCTATCTTTAGCGGATTTATTACTAGCTATAGCACTACTACGCCTAAAAATGCGCTTGATGTTGTTTATACCACAATAACGGCGGTAGATGCGTTTAGACTTGCCCAAAATGCACAAATAGCCACAGTAACAGGGGCTACCGCGGGTAACCTATCCGGCACACGCATTAATCAAATATTAGACCAGATAGGTTGGCCTAGCTCTATGCGTGACGTAGATGCAGGGCTAACTACGCTACAGGCAGACCCCGGCACGGCCCGTACTAGCCTTGCAGCTATGGAAACGGTGACTCTAAGTGAGTACGGGGCGCTTTATGTAGATGCTACGGGCAGCTTTGTATTTCAAGATAGGCAGGTAACTACAGCTAGCATAGGTGGCACACCTACCGTGTTTAACGATAATGGCACAAATATAGGTTATTTTGATGCGGTTTGGCGCTTAGATGATACGTTGGTTTATAATCAAGCTAGCATTACTCGTACGGGTGGCACGGCACAATTAGCTACAGATGCAGCTAGCGTAGCTAAGTATTTTGCACACAGCTATAACCAGCAAAATCTACTAATGCAAACAGATGCTGTAGCCCTAGATTACGCCCAAGCCTATGTAGCTAGCCGTAAAGAAACCTCTATAAGATGTGATGCCATTACTTTAGATTTATACACAGATAACTATAATGCCGGCATAATCGCGGCCCTAGACCTAGATTTTTTTGACCCTATAACTATTACTACAAACCAACCGGGCTCATCTACCTTAACTAAGACTTTGCAGGTGTTTGGCGTATCTATGGCAATTACGCCCGGCAGCTGGAAAACGACACTAACCACACTAGAGCCAATAATAGACGGCTTTATACTAGACTCAAGCCTATACGGGGTGCTAGACACCGGCGTATTGGCCTATTAGGGGGAACAATGGCAGCGGGCTTAGGATTTAAAACCTTTACTACAGGTGAGGTTTTAACAGCCGCCGACGTAAACGGCTATTTAATGCAAGGCGTATTAGTTTTTGCTACAGAGGCAGCTAGAAACTCTGCAATAACTAGCCCACAAGAAGGCCAATTTGCATTTACTAAAGATACTAACAGTTTATGGTATTACTCTGGTAGCGCTTGGGTAGCTAGCGGCGCAACAGGTGATATAGAGGGTGTTACAGCTGGCACAGGTATTAGCGGCGGTGGCACTAGCGGTACGGTAACTATTACTAACTCTATGGCTACTGAGATTACAGCTAAGGCAGATTTGATAGTAGGTACAGGTAACGCTACTTTTGATAATTTACCAGTAGGGGCAAACGGCACAGTTTTAACAGCCGATAGCACAGTATCACCGACAGGCCTCAAGTGGGCTGCGCCCGCTGGTGCTGCAGGATTAACTTTAATTTCTCGGAGTGCTTTTAGTGCTGTTACAAGCGTTTCACTAACAGGCGTAATCTCAGCCTCTTATGATGCCTATTTAATAAGCGTTGAAAAGATATTCTATGCAGGGTCAGGAACTAGAAATCTACTCTTAACTTTGCTTTATTCAACTAGCACCGAGCAAACAAGCGATTATTATTTTAATACTGTAAAAGTAGGAAGTAGCAACACTAATACAAGTGGTGGCCCTGCATCTAGTTGGAACTTTTGCGCAGAGATAAGTAGCAACACAAATCAAGCAAGTCATTTTCTAGCTTATCTATCACAGGTAAATAATCAAGGTGCGCCGCAATTTAGCGGTCACGGCTTAGGTGGAGATAATTTTACAGCTACTTTAGCAGCTGGTCTAAATACAACTTCACGCTCTTACACAGGCATAAAAATCACTTCATCAACTGGTAGTAATATATCTGGCACAGTAGCAATTTATGGATTAGGAATATAAAATGCCAAATAACAATATATTTATCTACAATCACCTTACAGGCACAGAAATTACTAGAGAAATGACCGATGAAGAACAAGCGGCTTTCGATGAAACAACAAAGACCAATTTAGCTATTGCTGAAGAAGAAAAACAAAAACAAGAGTTGTTAAAAGAAAACAAAATCAGCGCCTATACTAAATTGGGATTAACGCAGGCAGAAATAGAAGCGTTAATGCCTACGCCTTTGACTATTGTGCCTTTAACAACTTAGCACAATGCTCTGAGATTATGCTAACAAGTTATAACGGCTGGCCTGCCAGTAAAGACCCGGCAGAAATTGGCATAAAAAGTTATGCAGTACCCGGCACTAACAGAAAACTTAGATGCGCTGAGGCTGTAGCACCTTTGCTAGTAGGTTTTGCCGCTGAGTTCCACGCGCTAATAGAGCCAATAGATGAAGGCGCTTTAGATGAGTGGGGCTACGCTTTCCGTATGGTGCGCGGCAGTAAAGACCGCCTAAGCTGCCATAGTAGCGGTACAGCTATAGACCTAAACGCTACCAAACACCCGCTAGCAGCTATAGGTACTTTTCCAGCCGATAAAGTGCCAATGCTTAGAGCGCTAGCTAAAAAATATGGCTTAACGTGGGGCGGGGATTACAGTAACCGTAAAGACGAAATGCACTTTGAAATAAGCGTAAATGCTAAAAAAGCCGCTAAACTAATTGCAAAGTTAGGACAAGAAAATGCCAACTAGCGCACAAGTAGTGGTAGGTAATCAGGCTGTAGTAATAGTACCTAAATCAGATTTTGACCAAACAGCTAATTTACATAATCTAGGCGGTGGCGCTATTTATTTAGGCGGGCCAAACGTAAGTACAAGTAACGGCTATAAGCTGGATAATGGTGATAAATTAACTGTACCCGTAGGCGACCACGAGGCGTTATATGCTGTTGCTGCTAGCGGTACTCATACCGTAGCGGTACTAACACAAATAAACTAAGGGCATTTAGGAGCAAAAATGGACAAGAAAAAACTAGAGGCAGCTGCGTACAGTTATGGACGTGCTGCGCTAGCAAGCGTTGCAGCTCTATATCTATCCGGCATCACAGACCCTAAAGTATTGGCTAACGCTTTTATTGCAGGTTTGGTAGGCCCATTAGTTAAAGCATTACAGCCTAATGAAAAACAGTTTGGTTTAGGCGCTAAGTAATGAACCAAGCCCAAACCCTATTAGCTATAGCGCTAGGACTTTGTAGCCTTGCAGCGGTAGGGGTTGGGCTGGTACGCCATTTAGTTAAGTTTTATTTATCAGAGCTAAGGCCAGACGGTAACGGCGGCCATAACCTTAGAGGCCGCGTTGAGCGTATAGAGGGCCAAGTAGACCGTATTTATGAAATGCTTTTAGAGGACAGACTAAAGCGCTAGCGTGTCGCGTTGCCTTATGTCGGTGTTAGGGCTCATACTTTTACCACACGCTGAGAGGGCTACTTAGTGGAGTAGTTTTATCAGCCTTAACAAAGGGTGAAATATGTTAGCTGATATAGCAGTAATTACTTTAACAGTACTGATAGTAGGCCTATTTATGTTAGCTGCCTACAGGACGGGATACCGTGAAGGCCACGGGGACGGTTACCTAAGAGGGCGCAATATAGCTAAGGCCTTAAAAGAGGTAACTAAATGAGCTTTTTAGACGGCTATGAAGATGTAAACGCAAGAATTAAAAGAGCCCGGGCTGAGTTTCCCGGGTTACGCCTTGTAGCCTACATAGAGGACATAGACCTTAAAAACGGTTATATTTTAATTAGAGCTGAGGCTTATAAAAACTATGAAGATGATAAACCAAGCGCTGTAGATTATGCGCTAGAGGTTAGGTCAGACCGCGGCGTAAATGCTAATTTCTGGGTAGAGAATTGCGTAACCTCTGCCTATGGGCGTGTTATCGGCTTGCTAAGCCCGGGCGGTGTTGGTAGGCCGACAAGGCAAGATATGGAGAAGGTAGAGGCTATCCAAGCCCCATTACAGACACGCGGGGCAGGCGGTGCAGTACCTAGCGCTGCTGAGTCCATAAGCGCTTTAAAGGCCAAACTGGGGGCTGAGGTAATGCCAGAGCCGCCAATATGTAAACACGGGCATAGAGTGCTAATTGAAGGCACGTCAAACAAAACTAATAAACCATATAAAGGCTATTTATGCCCTTATAAAGTCAAAGCTAATCAATGTGAGCCACTATGGCTAAGGCAATATGGCGATAAATGGCTAAGGCCAGATGACCACGCAGAGGTTTTATTAGAGGCCGGGCGTAACCTTGACCCGATAGCAGAGCGTGAGCCTGTACCAGATGAGCTATTGAGCGATACAGAGAGGGCTAATCGTGCAACCAATTAGACAGACAGAGTTAGGTTTAGAGCGTGAAGCAAAGGTAGCTAATTATCTAACGACGGTTTACCCGTGGGTATTGACGGCTACGCCCAAGTACTATTTTACTGATTTCCACATAAACGAAAAACAGGGTAACGGCTTTGAAAGCTACATAGGTGATTTAGAGGTTTTATGGTGTAACTATTCTTACACACAGCCTACTTTTGTAGCCTATACAAAGCTGCAACAAATGAGCATTTTACCGCTATTTAAGGACTTAGAAAGCGCTTATCACCGGCTAGTCTTTAGGTTTACAGACGGCCTATTTATAGTACCTGTAGAGGCCTTACAGCCATTTAGGCCTATTGTACATAATCATTTTGTGCGTGAAGATGTAACAAAATTAGTAGTACGCCTAGAGCTTGCTAACTATATGCAATTCTTTACACCAATAGTTATTAGATAATGGGGTTAAAAACTATGCTTTATATTGAGGCTAACTGCAGACAATGCAAGACAAGTACCTTGCAGATAGAGCGCGTAGTATCTGACCACCTACCACCTAACGTTAAATGCCTACAATGCACACGCTGTGGGCTACTAGATATAACGTTGGTAGATGTGGATAACGCCCGGCAGGTACGCAATTAAGTTATCCACAAGGGCTAAAAAGCTGTGGACAACACGCCCAAGCCCTGCTCAAGTTATCCACAATTTAGGTAAATACTTGACTAATCGGGTACGCTGTCTGCGCGGAACGCAAGCCCCGAAGGGCGCTAGCTTGCGAACGCTGCGACAGCTAGGGCTACAGTTATGCCTATGTATAGGCTTGCTATCTTTACAGACCTTACCCGTAAAGGCTGATATAAACGCTATAGATGCTTATAAAATATATGCTCATATCAAGATAGGCTCATATAAACAGTTTAAGTGTATTGAAAAGCTGTGGACTAAAGAAAGTAATTGGCGGCCTAAAGCTAAAAATCCAAACTCTACAGCTTATGGCATACCACAGCTATTAAAAATGAAAGAAACTAACCCTTATAAACAGATAGACTTAGGCCTAAGATACATAGACAAGCGCTATAAAGGTAGTGCGTGTAAAGCCTTAGCTCATCATAAGAAACGGGGTTGGTACTAATGGCTAGACGCGGTGACCCTAGATTAAACAGGGCTTATAGGTATAAGTTTAGAAACCAAGTCTTAGCTAGAGATAGCTACACCTGTTATTATTGTGGGGCAGATGCAGACCAAGTAGACCACGTTATACCTGTTAGTAAAGCCCCAGAGCTAGTACTTAGCTTTGATAACGCGGTAGCCTGTTGCAAGCGTTGTAACGTATCTAAAGGCAATAAGTCACAGGGCGTTTTTTTAGCCAAGACGGCTACCCCCCCTGTCTTTTCTGCTGTTATTTCCCCGAAAACCGCTGTAATGACCCAAAGCGGGCCTTGTTTGGGCCAGCCTGCTCAGCCTTTAGACTAATGAGTACCAAACCTAAACAGCCTATCCGGGGGCTAGCGCAACCACGCTTACATAACGTTTTGTTATCTGGCCCTACTAGGGGCGGTGAAGTTGCAGAGCTTGCCGAGCGTATCGGCTTGCCGCTTTTACCGTGGCAGCGTTTTGTTTTGGACGATATGCTTACAATAGATAAAAATAAAATGTTTATTCGTAAATCAAACCTTGCGATTACGTCAAGACAAAACGGTAAGACTCATTTAGCGCGTATGCGTATTTTAGCGGGCTTGTTTTTGTTTAATGAGCGTAACCACATAGTAATAAGCTCTGCTAGGTCTATGGCCCTTACTACCTTTAGAGAGGTAGCTAATGCTATTGAAGATAGCCCCGAGCTAAAAAAAGACCTTAAAAAAATACTTTACACTAATGGTAATGAAGCCATAATTTTAAAAAACGGGGCTAGGTTAGATGTTAGAGCTGCTACCCGCGATAGCGCGCGCGGTGCTAGCGCTGACTTTCTATTTATAGATGAGCTTAGAGAAATAGACTCTGAGGCCTTTGCAGCTGCTCTACCTGTAACCCGTGCTAGGCCCAATAGTCAGAGCCTATTTTGTAGCAACGCTGGAGACGGTTTTAGTGAAACCCTTAACGAATTACGCACGCGCTGCCAGAGCAACCCGCCGCCCTCTTTAGGATATTACGAATATAGCGCCCCGGCATTTTGCGCCCTAGATGACCGTAAAGCGTGGGCAGCTGCTAACCCGGCGCTAGGCATACTAATAACGGAAGAAGCTTTGCAAGAAGCGCTAGCGGTGCAGACTACAGAGCAATTTAGGACAGAGAGCCTTAGCCAATGGATAGACAGTTTACAAAGCCCGTGGCCGTTTGGCTCTGTTGAAGATAGCAGCGATATAAATCTAAAGATGAGCCCCGGGCCGCTTACCGTTTTTGCCTTTGACGTTAGCCCTAGCCGCCGAGATGCCAGCCTAGTAATGGGCCAGCTGCTACCTAATGGCAAAATAGGCCTAGCAGTACTAGAAACCTACAGCTCACAGGTAGCAGTAGATGAGGTCTTAGTAGCAGCCTCTATAAAAAAATGGGCCGATATGTATTACCCGCGTTTAGTCTGCTACGACAAATACACTACGGCTAGTATCGCGCAAAGGCTACAAAATGCAGGTGTACAGACCCGGGATATATCGGGGCAGACCTTTTACACCGCCTGTAGCGATATGTATGACGCTTTAGTAAATGACCGCTTGCGCCATAGCGGGCAAGATGCGCTAATACAACAAATGGCTAATTGCGCAGCTAAACAGACCCCGGACGCTTGGCGTATCGTGCGCCGTAAGTCTGCCGGGCCTGTAGATATACCTATAGGGCTAGCTATGGTAATTCACATATTGGCGCAACCTGTAGCAGAGGCAAAGGTATACGCCTAGACACGCCCAAGCCTAAACTCTCTACCTATACTTGACTTTTAGGCAATAATGCCCCAATGGGATTACTACAAACTATAGGCTTGCGTAAAAAAGACGTAGAGGCGCAATTATCGCCGCCTATTATGGCCCAAACTTACGGCGCGGGTGTTTATACGTTTGGCGGTTTATACAATACAAGCGGCGTACCGTTTATAGATAGAAACGTAGCGCTACAAGTACCGGCGGTAAGTAGATGCCGTAACTTAATCTGTGGAGTAATAGCAAGTATAGATTTAGAGCTAATACAAAAAAGTACAGGCCGTAAATTACAAAACCCTGTTTGGTTAGACCAACCGGACATAAGACAGCCACGCAGCGTTACCATAAGTTACACCGTGGACAGTTTATTAATGTACGGGGTGGCGTATTGGCGTGTAACGTC